TCCCGCGTTATAATGCTGCTATTCATGATCGAGGCTCCAAACGGGGTGAGGTTTGCGCGATGAGTGACCAGGGTGTTTCGCCTGAGGCGTTGGCGGCGATGACGGCGGGTTGGGCCAGCACCGCGGCCTATCGGCTGACGGCGATGATGATCACCGCCGGCGAAACAGTTGATGTGGCGGATCTGCTAGAGATCGAGACGCAAGCGCTTGAAGAGGCTTTCATAGAGGCGCGCGCCTATGCGGCGGCGCGCCGACTTGAAGGTGCCGATACAGCGATCAGTGCGGGACTTACGGCGGCGATTGCGCTTTTCAAGAAAGCGCGGGCCGCGCGCGCCAATTGATGAGGCGATCCGCACGTAATCGGCAAACAGGCCATCGGATGCCATCTGCTCGGATGCCTCTTCGGCGATGGTCTCGACGCGGATCAAGACACGGCCTCCCCGGCGGCGGTGTCGAGACGGAAGCTCGCGCCGTTCTGTTCGACGCTGCGGCGCAGGTCCGATTGCTTGGTGTAGAAGCGGAACTGCTCCAGTTCGCCGATCAGCCGCGCCTGTGACGCGATGGTCGTCTTGGCCTGCGCCAGTTCATTGCGGGTGAGAGCGTGCCCGGCCTGGCTGTCAGCGAGAGAGCGCTTGTAGTCCTCGACCTTGCCAAGGGCTTCGGAGCGCTCTTTGACGATCAAACCATTTGCGTCCAGCGCCTGCTGTAGCTGGTCATCCAGCTCGGCAATCCGGGCCGCCTGCCTGGCGACGATGCCGCGCGGCGGTTGGGAAGGGGATGGCGGGGCAGCGGATTTGCTGCGGTGGCGCTTGGCGGCCATAGGCGGGGCTCCCATCGGGGTTGCGATGGGAGCGAATATGGTACGAAGTGTACCAGATTGTCAAATACAAAATGTACCAAAAATGAACTAGGAGATTCTTTCTGGTACGAAATGCATTTTAGTTCCTATTTCGACGGCGCATCTGCTGCGGTGACCGTAAACCAGATCGTTCCGACGACCTTCTGCATGGTGATGTGCACCTCTTCGGTACGGATTTGCGCATATTCCCCGACTGTCAAACCTGAAACGAGATTGCCGATGATCTTGCCATTCGAGCCACCTGCACCTTCTGGGGCGGCTGCTTGAAGCAGGGCACCGTAGAGACTCAGGCATTTCATGGTGTCGACGGGCGAGGGCGGCGCGCAGATGACGGTGACGTCGTCGGCCTGGATCGCACCTTTTTGAGCTGCGGCGAGGATCGAGGCGTAACTGCCGATTTTATAGGTGCAGACGTCGCGCTTGTTTTCGGGCTTCGTATCGCAGTTCCCTTTGCCGATTCGATCCTGCATTTTCATCTTTGCGATGACTGGATTGAGGTTCTTGCCTATGTCGGAATATCCGACCGGCAGATCCTCTCCGGCAATTGCCGTGCTGCTCATACCGACCATCACCGCCAAAGCCATAAAACGCATCGTTTACCCTCCCTGTGTCGGCCTAGGCTCGGTTATTCCGGCGCAGAACCTTTTTCCGACCGTGATTGCTTAATTGCCGCCATTGGCCGGCGCGAACAACGGCGAAGATCGGCGAAACCCAGTCGAGCTCGACGCCGCGAATAGGAGGCGCGTTGTGGCTTTCCAGGTCGTAGAGGTCAGCCTCGGCGCCGCGTAGGATGCGCTTCAGAAAACGGCGACCGTCTGCGGTTTTGACCGCGGCCTCGAAGCCCAGCACCTCGGCGAGGGGCGAGCTGATTTTGTGGCAGACAATGACGTCACCCTCGTCGTAGCGCGGCCACATCGAATCGCCCTGAACCTCGAAGGCGATCGCATCATCCGGCAGGGTGAACGGGACTTCGATCTGAAAAAGGCCTTCCGGTGGGATTTGATCCTCGGCCGGCAGGATTTCCGCACCGGCGCCGATACGACCTTCGACGGCGATTTCGTTCTCGCGCTCGGCTGAACCTTCACCTGTTAGGAGCCAGATAAACGACACGCCGTAGGCACGGGCATATTTGCGCACCTCATCCTGATCGGGGATCCCGCGTAAGCCATTCTCCCGGCTCTTATAGGTGTGCTGATTCCATTCGAACCTCTCAGCAGCCTCGCGCGGGTTTTTGAAGCCTGCGCGGTTCCTGGCCCATTGAAGTCGTTCGCTAAAGTCGTGATCGCTAGCCATGGGACACATTGTACCCGCTGATCTGGTACAATGTGTCTTGACTTATGATGGTACGATATGTACCAAATAGGTCATGACCACTGCGACCCTGCACAGCATCTTTGAAATCTGGCCGACCACGGCAGAATTCGCTGCGGCGATAGGCGTGAGCTATGGCGCCGCCAAGCAAATGAGGCGCCGGGGTTCAATTCCTGTTCGATATTGGCCTCCGCTAATGCGGGCTGCTTCTGATCGCGGCAAGAGCATCAGTGAGGCGGATCTGGTTGCGGCTCACACGGCGGAACCTCTCGAGGCCGCGTCATGAGCGCGCCCGCGATCACGAAATCCCAGCAGCGCGCCCTCGACTGGCTGACCCGGCAGGGCGGCGACGGCGTCTTCGACAAGACGCATGTGCTTGTCGCGGCCGGCGAGCGGTTGTCATCGGACACATATGACGAGCGCGGCAAGCTTGAGGAAGGCTTCATGTACGGGACCTGGCTGGCCCTGGAACGGGCCGGTTTGGTTGAATTCTACGGCGGCAAAAACGGCCGGGGCCGCGTCCGCGTGAAGCAGGCGAGGGCGGCATGAGTGCCTTAGGGAGCGCCGATGCGGGCGCGCTTGGCCGGCTCGGCCCTCGCAAAATCAATGAGCTTATCCGCCGTTGTGAACAGGATATGACGCGCGGCCTCATCGGCGATGCCGGTGCTGCCGGCGTTGATTTCCTCGCGGCACAGCCGCTCGAGGAGGCGCACGGCTTCCTTCCCGTCATGCGCATCGACGTAGGCCTGTCCGAGTCGGCAGGCGAAGCGGGCCATGATGGTCAGGCCGACAAAAAGATCATTGGCCGTCGTCGCTCGCGGCTTCATCCGGGTTTCCTTCGTTCTCACATCCGTCTGTCCCTCGCGGGGATTTAGTTTTCTCGTCTGCGATCGTGGCGTTGGCGCGCCTTGATCGAAATGTCTGCAACTCAATGGTTTCTGTCATGTCGTCGACGTATCCGCTGACTGCGTCTCCTTCCTCAACGCGACCTTCGATGAGATCATCATCGGAGGTTTACGTGGGACAGTCTTCGCAAAACTTGGGACAGTTTTCCCTGAAATTTGGACAACTGTCACAAAAGGCCATGGACAGGCTTCTCGCCTATCTCCAGGCCGAACACCCTTACAAGACGGCGGATGCGGTGGAGGCGACAACGTGCGGGGTCGTGAAAGCGTCCACCGTGCGCAAATGGTTCAGCCGCACGTCGCATCCGTCGTTCGAGGCCTTCTGCGCGCTGATGCAAGCCTATGGCGCCGAATTCATCGCCGCCGTGCTCGGCGATGCGCCGGCCAGCATCCTCGCCGCGGCGCTGATCGAAAAGCGCGAACGCTATCAGAAGCGCAAAGCCGCGCTGGAAGCCGAATTCACGCCCGACCGTCCGGAGGCACGATGATCCTGATCGTCGCTGCATTCCAACTGGCCCGGCTCTGCGGATGGGTTCGTGATGGCGCGCTGTTTCTCGCCTGGCTGCTGGCGTGGCCGCTGCTGCAGGTCTCGGTTCTGTTCGACTGGTGCGCGAGGCGGCTTGAAGTTTTCGGCATCAGCCGTGGCGGCTGATGTGTGATGCGGGGGAAACCATGAAACATCTGCTGATCGACTTCACCAGCAACACCGCCACGATCGATGGCGTGCGCTTCAGGGTGCCGCGCGCCGGGCTGGCGCCACTGGCGCTGATCGCCCGAGATGGCAAGCGGCCGACGAAGAAAGAGCTGCAGGATTCCAGCGGCGTGCTGGTGACGTCCTATCACCGCGCCATGAGCGACCTGCGCAAGCGCCTGGCGCCGCATGGCATCGTGCTGATGGCGAAGCAGGGCCGGGGATACTGGCTGGCCGAACCGGTACGGCTTGAGGTGATCGAGCGTCAACCGGTGGAAGACGATTTCGATGAGGATCCGTTGGACGCCGAGATGACGCAGCAGAAGCTGAACGTGGAACGCTGCGAGTCCTTTCTTGCTGATCTGCAGAACGCCTATCCCGACGGCGCACCGCCTGACGCGACGCCCGCTCACAGGGACGGCGTGCCTCTCCGCATCGCGCCTATGCCGGCCTGGGGAGCGACCTCGCCGGCCGCCGCCGTGACCGGCTGGTGAGAATGAATTCGGCGCAGCCGCATGGCTGAGCACCTGACCTATCGGCGCGCGGGCTTCGGCCTCGTCCGCGTGCCCATCACCCGCCCGCGCCTCGCGCGCAGGCTCTTTCTCGGCATCGTCAAAAACATGCGAGCGGCAGGATGGACGGATTGCAGAATAGCGACGGTGTTGCACGTGAAACGCGAGAAATTGCCTGCGCCGCAGACGGAAACGTCAATCTGGCCGGCGGACATGCAGAAGATGTTTCAGGCGGCGGCGGAGTGACGTTTGTTCGCTGCGAGCGTTTGAGCGACTCCGTCACGCTCTATCTCGGCGACTGTCTCGACATCATTCCGACGTTGGGCAAGGTCGATGACGTCTTCAGCGATCCGCCCTATGAGGCGCACATGCACGCCGCAAAAAGGGGCGTGAAGGTTTACGGCTCTGACCGTCGCATCCGGATTGACGGCCACGCCAACCCGCCGCCGGTTGACTTTGCGTCGATCGACGGCGTGCGCGAACCGGCTGCGCACTTGATGGTCAAGGCGTGCTCGGGCTGGCTGCTGATCTTCTGCACACCGGAAGGCATCACACCCTGGCGCGATGCGATCGAGGCCGAGGGCGCCCGCTACAAACGCGCCTGCTTCTGGTACAAGCCGGACTCAGCGCCACAGTTCAACGGGCAGGGGCCTGCCTTCGCCGTCGAGGCCTTCGTCACTGCCTGGTGCGGAGACGGCCTGTCGAAATGGAATGGCGGCGGCCGTCGCAACCTCTTCGAGCACCCGACCAACGCGCGCGATCGCCACGGCGTGCACCCGACAGAAAAACCCGTCGGGCTGATGTGCGAGCTTGTCGACCTGTTCACGCAGCGTGACGCCTTGATCCTCGACCCGTTCATGGGCTCCGGCACGACAGGCGTCGCGGCGGTGAAACGCGGCCGCCGGTTCATCGGCATCGAAAACAATCCGGCCTACTTTGAAATCGCCTGTCAGCGGATCGCCGACGCTCTTGCGCGCCCCGACATGTTTGTTCCGGCAGTGCCGAAATACCGGCAGCCGAAACTGTTCGGAAGGCCGGTGTGACCAAGCTCACAGAAAGCCAGATCGAAGACCTCCGCTGCCAGCACGATCTGGGCGATGTCGCTGCCCGCTTCGGCGCGGTGTTGCGCAAATCCGGCGGCAAGCTGGTCGGATCGTGCCCGATGTGTGGCGGGAGCCGCAAGGCGAAGCGGTTCGAGGTGAAGCAGGATCAGTGGGTGTGCGCCGTCTGCCATGAAGGCGGCGACGTCATCTCGCTGGTGCGCAAGGTGCGCGGCGTTGGTTTTCTCGAGGCGGTCGACTGGCTGGGCGGCCCGCGTGTGCTGACGCCGGCGGAAGATGAGCGCCTGCAGCGCGAGCGTGCGGCGCGAGACGCCAAGCAGGCGAAAGAACAGGAAGAATACCGGGAACGCGAGCGCAAGGTGGCCTTTGGCATCTGGCAAAATGCTGTGTCGCTCGTCTCGCATGACCTGGCGCGGGCGGGTCGCGATTATATGGCGGCGCGCAATCTGCTGTGGCCTGACGACCTGCCGCTGCGCTATGCGCCGGAGCTGCCATACTTCCACGGCCATGAGATCGACAAGCGCGGGCACAAGGTGCCGCGTGTGCTCTATCGCGGCCCGGCGATCGTCTCGCCGATCATCCGGCCCGACCATCACTTCGGCGCCGTGCATATGACGTTCATCGACCCGGCGCGGCCAGGCAAAAAGATTGAGCTTTTCGACCCGGAAGACGGCGAGCTGCTGCCGGCTAAGAAATCGCGCGGGTCGACCAGCGGCGGGCGGATCGAACTGGTGCGGCCGGCGGGCCCGGCGGTCCGACTGTTTTTTGGCGAAGGTATTGAGACGGTGATGTCGATCTACACGGCGTTCTGGCATTTGAACCGCCTGCGCGAGGGCGATGCTTTCTGGACGTCGGTGGATTTGGGCAACCTCGGCGGCAAGGCGGTGTGCTCCGTCGATCATCCGACCTTGAAACAGGAGAACAATCGGCCGCGGCGTGTGCCTGGGCCGGAACCCGATATGAGCGCACCGGCGGTGCCGGTGCCCGACAGTGTCGTCGAGCTCATCACACTTGGTGATGGCGACAGCGAGCCCTTCCTCACGCATATGGCGCATGAGCGAGCGCGGCGACGCTATGAGCGGCCGGGGCGCATCACCCGCAGCCCGTTCGCGCCGGATGGTTTCGACTTCAGCGATGTTTTGCAAGGCAAGGCGCTGGAGACCGTGGCGTGAGCGCTGACCAACATCAACAGATCGTCGATATCGTCGACAGTGCGCCATTTGCCGGGGGTGAGCTGCCGCCGCCGGCCGCGGATGAGCCGGCGGGCGAGCGGGACAGTTCGAGCGAAAAAATCGCCGACGTCTCCCGCTCTGGCGGCGGGGGTGATGATCCGCCCGACCTGGAAACGACGGATGAGATCATCGATGGGATGAACCGCGAGTGGGCGCTGGTGCTGATGGGCTCGCGTGCGGTTGTCATGCGTGAGATGCCGGATGCGCCGATCGAGGATCGTTCGCGCGTCCTGTCGCTTGAGGCCTTCAAGGCCTATATGCAGAACCAGAGCCAACGCGTGGTGCGCGTTGTGTTTGATGACAAGTCCGGCAAAGAGGTCGAGAAAGTCACCTATCGCAAGCTGGCGCCATTATGGCTCACCTCAAAGAAGCGTCGGACCTTCGACGGGATTGAATTTCATCCCGACCCGCAAAATGATCCGGGCACGAAGGGCTATTTCAACCTCTGGCGCGGCTTCGATGTCTTGCCGGCGCTCGACGTGGTGCGCCGTGACAGGGTCAAGCGCTACGCCACGTTTGACGATCACCTGTTGAACAATATCGCCGGCGGCGACCGCAACATCTACAACTGGCTTTTCGGCTGGTTTGCCCACATCGTGCAGAGGCCGCGCGAGCGCATCGGCACGGCGATCGTGCTGCGTGGCGGCGAGGGCTGGGGCAAGACGAAGATCGGCGAAATCGTTGGGTCGCTGTTCGCCTCGCATTATTTCCTCGTTGACGATCCGCGCTATCTCGTCGGGCAGTTCAACGCGCATATGGCGAGCTGCCTGCTGCTGCAGGTCGACGAAGGCTTCTGGGCCGGCGACAAGGCGGCGGAAGGGAGGCTGAAAGGTCTCATCACCGCGAAACAGCAGATGATTGAGGCCAAGGGCGTCGATCCGATCCGGCTCGAAAACTATGTGCGGCTGATGTTCTCGTCGAATGAAGACTGGGTCGTTCCGGTCGGCCTGGACGGGCGGCGTTATCTGGTGCTCGACGTGAAGCCGAGCCAGGCGCGCAACGCCGAGTATTTCGGCGAGATGGATCGGGAGATGAACGACGGCGGCCGCGCGGCGCTGCTGGCGGACCTGCTCGAATACGACCTGGCGAAAGTGAACTTGCGCGATGTGCCCAAAACCAATGCGCTGTTGGAACAGAAGCTGCGGTCTCTGGATTCAGTGACGTCATGGTGGTTTGAGCGCCTGGCCGACGGAAATCTGACGCGGCGCCGCTCGGGCTGGGCAGGCTCGCAAGGGGCGGGCGGTTTCATCGCCGTCGATACGCTCTTCGACGATTATGTGCATGTGGCGGAAAAGGTCGGCGTGCGGCGCAAGTCCGAAAAGACGGCGTTCGGCATGCGCATGCGCAAGCTCCTTGAGATCAACCACGTGAGCCTGCTGCGCACCACGAAGCGCACGACCGACGTGGAGACCGCGGACGGCCATCTGATCCAGCGGCGGGTGCCCTGTTACGACATGCCGTCGCTCGACATCTGCCGCGAAGCGTTTGAGCAGGCCTGCGGTCAGACCGTGCTCTGGATGACGGACAGCGAGGGTGCGGATGCCGCGCCCGCGCGGGACGATGGCGACGGTTTCTCGGATGGCTGATTTGTGGCGTTTTGGCGCGAGCGCGGGAGCTTCGCGTAAAAAATAGGCCGGGTTGCCCATTTCGGGCCGACCTGTCCGACCTAGGCCCTTCTGAAAACCAAAGGTCGGACACCGGAAACCCTTGTGCCACAAGGGACGGGCCGACCTGTCCGACCTGTCCGACCTTTTTCTCGCGTGCGCGCGAGGGATGAACATGTGAGGTGACGTGCGCGTGAGGAGGGCCAACGAACTGGCATACCTATTTTACTCTAACTCTTAAAAAAGGTCGGACAGGTCGGACAGGTCGGCCCGAGCTTACTCTCCCAACGGTTTTTTGTGTCCGACCTTTTTATTCCTATGGGGTGAAGGTCGGACAGGTCGGACATCAGGAGCGGATACCATGTCGAACACCGAGAACACCGGGCCGAAGCTGAAACGGGAAGCGCTGATCGCCCTGGCAAAAGGTTGGAAGGGGCCGGTACCGATCCCTGCAGCTGTGAAGAAAGAGCCCGTCGGCGTCGAGGATGTGCTGCGCTGGGCCTATCGCGAGGAATTGCCGAAAACGCCGCGCGAGATTTCCGGACCTATGCCAATGGCCGGCGGCTGGGAACAGATGGCCAAATGGGCGGAAGAGCTGCCGCTGGCGGGCCTTGATCAGAACCGTTTCGGTGTGGTGCCGGAGGCTTTCAGCAACGATGCGCCCCATCCTGACGCCTTTGTGGTGCATGAGGCTATGGCGGGCCTTGAAAGCCTCGAGCTGGAATTTCCGGACGGATGGAACCCGCTTGCAGACCTTCCTTCGCTTGGTAGCCATGCGCATCGGCTGGCCGCAGCGGCGCTCGACCATGTGTCCATCGTCGGTCGCGACGGCAAGCGCATGGTGAGGGACAAGGTGGCGCGCCGGCTGGTGTTTCGCCACGCCATCATGGGCGGCTGTCCGGATTGGGAGATTGCGCCCGATCTGGTCGTCAAGCCATTGACGAAGGATGGCAAGGTCTGCTGGTTCCGCAAGGTGACGTTCAACAGCGATGGCGCCTTCGGTCCGGCATCAGAGACAATCGAAGTGGACGGCTTCAATTCGCGGGCTGGCCGGCCATATTACGATGCCTATACGCGCGAGGTCGTTGACCCGGATCCGTTCTGGCAGGTCGTCGGCCGCGCTGAATATGAAATCTGGCGTGCAGCATTGGATATTTTCGCCGAAGATCTTCGCGGCGCGATGGCTTCACGCGAGGTGATTCTGTCCTCGCAGCCGCGCAGACCGTGGGAAACCGGCCCAGCCGAGGCGCCGCGCGTGTTGCGCGCTATCGTCCCGACCGAAGAGATCGCAAGTGAAATCAAGCATGTTGTAAAGCGAGGTCGACGACCTGCAAATTTATTTTCGCCTTGTCGTTGACGTGCGGTCAGGATTTGGTGGAAGGTAAGCACACTGAAAAAGATTAGATGAACCCGCTTCGGAAACGAGGCGGGTTTTTTCGTGCCCGGGAGATGGTCATGTGACCCAGCGCTGTCGATGCGCCGAGCGGCGCCAGGCCTTGCGCGATGCAGGTGCGGCGCTGCTGATCGGCGACCGGGCGCGAGCGGCCCGCGACATGACCTTCGTGGCGACGTCGACGCTCACCGACGTCGCGAGCCTCGCCACTTTCATCCTCAAGCGCGACAGCCGCAGGAAAGCCCGCTGATGTCCGCGATGTTGGAATTCAAAGTCGATGTCCGCGAGCTGACGCGCCTCGAACAGCGGATGATGGCTGTGCCAGGCCTGTTCCCCCGTGCGGCGGCGGAAGGCTTGAACGATGGCGGCGACAAGGTACGAACCAAGGTGCAGCGCGCCTTGAAGGTGCAGACGGGTGTGAAGCTGTACCGCTCCATCACGTCGCGCATGGCGCAATCGGGCAAGGGATTTGCTCGTGCCAGCGCGGGCAACCTGGCCTATCAGATCGTCGCGACGGGCAAGGGCATTCCCATCAAGGAATTCGCTGCCAAGCGCACGGCGGGGGGGATTACCGCGCCGGTGTGGGGGGTGGACCATCGTTTCAAGAGATCCTTCGGGATTGAAGGCAAAGGCGTGGACGGCTTTCGGGCGCGCACCACTTCGAAGCGCTTCCCCATCCGCAAGCTCTACGGTCCGGCGCTGCCGAAAGAACTGGGCAAGGGTAAGATCCCGGGCGTGTTCTTCGATGCTGTGCAGACCGACGTCGTGCCAGCGATCGCCAATCGCCTCATCAAGGCCTTCGGGTGACCCTCACCGTTGGCGGGGGGCATAGGGGGGTATGTCGCGGGTCCTTCCTTCGACCCCTCAGCCCCGCGCCGCCGCCGCAGCCCGGCACTTTTCTAGTGGGTCGGGGCAAAAACAGGTACACGTGAGCGCACGCGATGACGCACGATAGCACGGATCTGGTCAGCGTGACCGAGGCCGCGGCGCGTTTGACGGCTGCGGGCGACAAGGTCGAGCGGTCGACGCTGTCGCGCTACATCACGAAACATGCCGATGCGCTGCAGCCGCAGACGCGCGGGCGTGACACACTGATCGATTTCGCGAAGCTGAAAGAGCATCGCGGCCAGAACATTCGCCTTGCCGATGCCAAGCCGCATGAAGTTCGGGCGTCGCGGTCGGACGAAGCCGCCGCCAACCTGCGCGCCCAGCGCCAGATGCGCGAGCTCGACATCGCCGAACGCCTCAAGCAGGTGACGCCGCGGCAGGACGTCGAGATGGCGGCGCACTCGGCTGTTGCTGCTTTGCGAACAGCATTTGCGGGTGCCATCGGCGACGCTGCGGAAGCGATCGCTGCCGCCTGCGGGACGGAACCGCGCCTGGTGCGGCCACATCTTGGCGCCCTTGAGCGCAAGGCGCTGGAGGCCTTCGTGAAAGAGCTGGCCAAGCACGATTTCGAGCCGAAGGAACCGGCTGCCGCCTGAAACGGCAAGGACAAGCATTCATGACCATGCCGCCTTCATCGGCGGACGCGCTGCGCAAGGAGCATCCGGGCCTTCCGCATGGCGGCAAGGTTCTGTTCGATGCATTGATCGCCGCGGCGACGCCCGAAGAGGAACTGACCGTCAGCCAGTGGGCCGACCGCTTCCGCAAGGTGTCCGCCGAATCCGGTTCGCGTTTTCCGGGCGACTGGTCGACAGATCGCGTGCCCTATCTGCGCGAGCCGATGGACTGCCTGCATCCCGATCACCCGGCACGCTCGGTGCGGCTGAAATTCTCGGCTCAGACCGGCAAGTCGGAAGTCGGCGTCTGCTGGTTCGGCTTCATCGTCGATCGCGCGCCGGGCCCGATGTTGACCGTGTTGCCCTCGCTCGACGAGGCGATCAAGTACAACCGCGTCAAGCTGCAGCCGACGGTGGATGCCAGCCCGCGCATCCGCCACCGCGTGCG